TCGTGGTACCGCGAGAGAAAACGGCAGAGGCGTGCTCTTCCGTAGCGATCGCCAGGCCGATGGCGTCGGCATTCGTCTCGATCGGCGAAACGCCAACAAAGCCATCCAGGGAGAACCCTTTCACGTGGTGCACCATCCGAGACGGCAGGATTTCGTTCTGGTCAATCAGGTGGTAGTACGGCATGCCATCGTTGCCTTTGAGCACTCGCACTTTGGTATTACTGATCGGGATCAGCTCCCGCACATAGCCCGCACCATCACGATCAATCAGGGCGATGTGGTTGCCATCCAGACCCAGTGCACCCTGTGCCTGTTCGTAATACTCGAAAGCGGTGTCCTTTCGATTCGGCTGTGAGTGGATGACATCGTAGAGCGGATGATCTGTCGCCCGCTCCCGATTACCGTCGCCAGTGCGTCGGTACAGCTCGCACGGAAGTTGTGCGACAGACTCTGCCAGCAGGGTCACGCAGCCACGCAAAGCCGTCAGAGCCAGCGCCGTATCCTTGTTGACCATCGCGCCGGCAGCGCTGTTGCGGCCAGACATGGAGCTGACCCAATTGCTCCAGTCACCGACCGGACTCCGGCTACTGGTCGAGCTGGACTGAAAGAAGCTGGAGAGAAACATCAGCTGTCACCCCGCTGCTGGCGATTAGCCTGGAAATCGCGAACCGCCAGGGCCCGCGCGCTCATGAACGACCAGACCAGGCAAAGCAACCCGCCAACGATGTAGCCGGCCGGCGGGAACACCAGCCAGGAACCAAAGGCCAACAGCAGAGCACCCGCCAGGCCAACGAGAAACGTCAGGATAGATATCAGCATGTCACGTCCGAAGTGTCGTAAATGGACGGCTGCATCTGATCTCCCTCCGCGCGGATCGCCCGCCCGAGAGCCATGATCAGAGCTACAACCGCATCAATCTTGTTTTCAGGAAACTCTTTGCGTGGATAGATGTTGTCCTTGGCATCCAGGTGTGCCACCACGTTGGACATCATCCAGGTCAGCACCGGATCGCCGTTGTGGCGGAGCTTGCCGTCCAGTGTCAGCGCCTCCAAGGTCTTCATCGGTTCGCTCATGTTGGCCACCGTTTGCCGGTACTCCACCATGGGCAGTCCTTCCTCCTGCATTCGCGTTGCCAGGTAGGTCGCCTGCCAGGGATCGAAGGCAACATCCTGAATGTCGAAGCGGCTGGCGAACTCCCGTAAATCCTCTTCAATGAACGCGAAATCAGTGACACACCCCGGCGTCAGCGTCACCAGACCTTGTCGGGCCCAGCCGGCATAGTGCTGATTGCGGCCTTCGTCCGCCGCGTCCTCCGGGATGTAATAGCGCCCGAAAACAGACCAGCCATCATCGTCCTCAAACAGCAGAACCAGCGCTGCGACATCGATCTTGCTGGCCAGGTCCAGCCCGATCCAGCACTTGCGGCCCTGATACTGGTCGAGCGTCCTCTCCGGGTTGCCGCACTTGTCCCACGCCTGCAGATCCATCCAGGCCGTGTCAGCGTTCACCCAAACGTTCAGATGCTTGGTCAGAAAGTTGTTAGTGGCCGCCGCCATGGTCATGGCCTTGCGCGCCTTCCGCTCGATGTCCTCAGGGTTCACCGAAACATTCCAGTTCGGATTCGCCTTTGCCCAGCTCGACGGATCTGTCCAGTCGTCGTCATCGTCGATCGTGTAGATGATCCCGAAGTAACTATCATCCTGGACGACGCCCTCCAGGATCTTGGTCACATATGCGCGTTGCTCATAGCAGATCCCGGCCCGGTTGAAGCCAGCCGTGGTGATCAACCAGAGCAGCGGCTGCTTCCGGGCGCCGGTACCGGTCTCGATAACGTCGAAGATCTCCCGCGTCTTGTGAGCGTGGAGCTCATCGATCAGGCCGCCGTGGACGTTCAAACCGTCGTGGTTGCCGCCCTGGTCCCGACTAAGTGACCGGAACACGCTGTTGGTGTGTTCAACGAAAACCGTGTGCGAGCTGGTCGCCACACCGAACCGAGCCTGCAGGCCCGGCGTGCGATCGACCATCTGCTTGGCGTCTTTCCAGGTGATCTGTGCCTGGTCCCGCGTGGTGGCAGCGCTGTAGACCTCCGCGCCCGGCTCACCGTCAGCGGTAAGCAGATACAGGCCAACGCCTGAAGTCTCGGATGACTTGCCCTGCTTTCGAGGCATCTCGTTGTAGGCCGTCTTGAATCGCCGGTACCCGTCCTCGTTGATCCAGCCAAACACGGTGGTCAGGCGAAAGATCTGCCAGGGCTGAAGCTCCAGCCGTTTACGCTCTCGGGCCCACTCCCCTTTGACGTGTGGCAGCAGCTCGATGAACTGGCAAACCCGGTTCGCCAGCGCCGGCTCCCACCAGTAAGGAAAATCCGCCGTCCCTTCCCGGTCCAGATCCCGCAGCTGGCGATGACACGCAAGCTGCACCCACTTACAGGCCGGGAGCTCGCCACTCACCACCGCGTTGGCGTACTCCAGAGCAATGGCGACGTAGTCCCGCGCCATCAGATATCCTCAAAGCCGCCGAGATCCAGCTGCCCCTGTGGCGGCGCCTTAACCTTGCCAGCACCCGCCGGCGTGAGACCGAACTCGTTCGCGCTCTTCATCACCTGATCCCACAGCTTGTTCCGGATCTGGAAGTACACCGACTGAACCGCGTAGTTTTGCGGCGTGTAGTCGATCATGTCCTCCAGGCGCTTCAGCTTCTTGGTGATCTCCTCGAACTTGCCATAAGAGTCGCAATGAGCGGCGAACGCCGCCTGGTCCAGCAGGGATATCAGGCCAGCCTTCTCCAGCTGTGGCCCCACCTGGTTCCAGTACTTCTTCGCAGAACGGGGCAGCCACGTTGGGCAATCCGGCAGACCGATCGGCCGTTGCTCGTTCGAGCCGTGATTGTCCCTGTCTTTTCTGAAGTTCCCTTCCAGGACTTTGAGCTGTGCTGGCTTTGGTCTACGTCCTGCAGTCATAAAAAAAGGGGCACCCTTTCGGATACCCCCCCTACCTCAATTTTGCCATCGAAAAAAATCACGGACGGTAAGCGGTCGACGGTACTCACGCCTGAAAGTTTTGACCCCGCCCCCGGGCCCGCCGGGACTCTTCCTCGGTTTTCAGTTTGTGACAACGCTTGCAAATCGCCTGAAGGTTTTCATCAGCATCGGTGCCGCCCTCAGCCTTCGGTACGATGTGGTCAACTGCCACGGCAGGCATCACCTTACCCTCTGCCTTGCAGGGCTGGCACAGGGCCTTATCCCTGCGCATGATGCGAACACGAATGCGCTTCCACCTGCCACCATAACCACGCTGGGAACTGCTGCCACGATCCTGATTCAGCCAGCCACTGGCCTTGGCCTGGTGCTCCTCACAGTAACCGTTCCGGTTGGTAGTCACTGCGGAACAGGTACCGGTACGGCATGGCCTTGGTATAGCTTGTGGCATTACTCGTTCAACTCCTGCAGCTTCTGGGCTTGGCTCTGGTCCCAACTCAGCACATCTGCCTTGTCATCATTGCAGGCTTTAATGGTGTCTTTCAGAACCTCCACATAACTGGGGCAGTAGCTGATCACGTTAGCTTCCGGTCCCGGCGTCGGGGTTGGTGTCAGGAACTCTGCCGGTACTGGATCCCGAACGTACACGGTTCGGGTCAAGTACTGTGTCTCTGCGCATGATGTCAAAAACAGCATCAGGCCAAGGCTGATCAACACAGTCCGGAGCATCTTGCATTGCCTCTTCCAGTTCGGCCTGCACTGCGGCCAATTCGTGTTCACGTTCTGCCAGGCGCTGCTGGCGCTCCTGCGCTTTCTCCTCTCGCCACTGGATAGAACCCTTCAACGCCCGAATGGTAGAAAGGTTCTCCCGGTTGGCCTGAGCCGCATTGCTCAACTGTTCAGCCTGAGTAGCGACCTGTGCAAGCAACGTGTTCCGCTCAGCATTGAGCCAAAGGATCAAGGCTACAGTGACACTGATCAGCAGCAATACAGCTCCCATGCCGGCTACCTTTACCTTTGAAAGGATCACGACTTGCCCTTCAACGCTTCAACAGCGTTACCGCCGTAGTAGTAGAGCAAATTGGCACTGAACACCCACGCCAGGGTTTGGGCCAGTGGAACCATGTCCGCCTTGATATCCGCTGCAAATAGCGCAATAAGAATCACAAACAGGCAGCCAAGGCTGGCATAGGCCATCATCCGGCGGTGATACCACCATTGGTTCGGGTTCGGGTGCTGGTTATCGGCCATAATCATTCTCAATCAGCCGGTCCAGCTTGGCGTTCATAGCCCTTAGATCAGCCTTGAGCTCATCAAAGTTCTTCTCAGCACGCTCCTGGTCGTTCAGTCTGGCCTGCTGCAGCATGTGAACAGAGGTTTCAACCAGGGAAATGCGCTCATCCTGCTTGGACTGATCCCGGGAAATGGAAACAGCCAGCACGATGACTGTAATGATCACGGCGATGGGAATACCCTTATCGACGTGCCAGCCTCTGCGATCGCTCACCTCTTCCCTCATTGCGGGGCCTCACCCCGCCGCATCAGTTCAGAGAGTTCTTCCGCGCGACTACCTACCTGCCGGGCCCACTTGCTGTCCATCATCTCGGCAGCTGCCCTGTCCCAATCCTTCTCAGCCAGAGCACCCAACATGCGCCGGAACTCCAGCAGCGTAGGCACGCCCATGTTGAACGCCATGTTGGCCAGAACCACCTGCCGGATCGGATCCAGGCTCAGGTACAGGGGCATGCGCTCCAGCTCCTGCTCCACCTGGTCGATGTCGTTATCCAGCATGAAGCCGGCTTCGTCCTCACTGATTCCGCGATCGTCCAGGTTGCGGCCATAGCCAACGGTGAGCTTTCCAACCGTGTCACGGTATGGCTTCAGCCTGAGGCCCTCATGACGCTCAAGCTGCTTCAGGAGAAGTTGTCTGTTCATGATTCCAACCATAAAAAAACCCGGCACCAGGCCGGGTTGAAGGAGTATCAAGAGTGTTTGCTGCGAGTCCTCAGATGCACTTCCTGCACCTTACGGAAAAGAGAGTAGTTTTCTGCATGCAGGATGTCAACATTTTGATCATGACGTTATCTTTTGGAAATCGAGCGCACAATCAATCCACGCCTCAGCAGAGCCCAGCAGGTAACGCACCCGCTCACGGCTTCCCACACCAGACTCCCTGGCAACACGCGCCATGCTGAACCCGTAGGAGTACACCATCACCAGAATATCGGCCATGTCCTTGTCACGCCGCCTCAGGCGGGCAATGGCACGGTCAACGGCCAGGGCCTCCTCATCGGTACACACCGGCATGGCCACAGAGCCAGCCGGCACCAGGCTCACCCGGTTGTAGCCCATGCGCAAACCACTGTCGCTGGTGCGCACCCAGCGGGCCCACTCGGTCAGCCGTTGCTGGGTATCACTCAGCATTGCCACCTCCAAGGATCGACCACACCCGTTCCATGCCCTTGCGGGCGGCCTTGCGCCTGGACTGCTTCACAGAGTCGCCTTCTGGCAACGCCGGCTGGAAGGTCTGGTGAGCAGCGCTTTTCCGGTCCCGAGCCAGCCCCAGAATCCGGCCCACATCCGGCCAGTAGAAATCCCCGTCACCTTCGATCAGTTTCGCCTTGGCTCGCTGCAGAGCGGTTTCAAGCTGCTCCCAGCTCAGTGAATCCACCTCGCCTGCCCACTCCCTGCGGGCCAGCCTGATGGTTTTCTCATCCGGCCACTGCACGGTGAAGCGGTGCCCGTAGATCAACTGAAGCCGGTTGAAGAACAGAACCGTTTTGCGCTTTTGCTCCTCGCTGAACCGGTCACCAGTGTTCGAGTGCGTAGTCTGGATCGGAGAGTTGTCGCTGGACTGCAGATCGTTCGTCACGCCTTGAACGATGCTGTGGATCTGGCGCACCTGTGTCATTGGCACCTCGCTGCTGGTTGTTTTGAAGATCCTGGTTGAGCCTGTCCCGCTCACGGGCATAGCTTTCCGAGAAGGGCTTGTAGTACTCCGGGCCATCTGGAATGCGGCCCAGGTTGGCCTCTGCAACGGCCATGATCTGGCGCATATCACCAATGGTGAATCCCAGCCGTGTCCAGTGCTGGTAAAGCGCAACTAGCTTCGGGCGAGCTACCCGGTGGTAGGCCCACTGCCTCTCACGGCCTAGGAAGGAACCCCATTCGTCTGGCTGCTGGGGCTGGAAGGTGTCAGGCCACGCCTCATTATCGCGCGCACCCGCGTTAGTAGAGTTAAGTACAGTAGAGTTATACAGATGTGTGTTGTTCCTTGTGTCGTTCCCCGTGTTGCTCCCTGTGTCGTTCCTCCCCTGCTCTGCTGGATCTATTTCCTGCTTTTTCGGGAGGTTAACCACTTTCCCGCTATGCGGTTCCTTGTGTTGCTCCCTGTGTTGTTCCTTGTGTTGTTCCTTTTCTGGACGTACTGATCCCACGTCCGCCAAAGGCAGTTTAAAAACAAGGCCCCGGCTGCGACTGGATTCATGGTTCACCACCAGGCCAGCCCGCTCCAGCTCCGCCACACGAGCACGCACACGGCCAAGGGATGGCGTCTCCGCCCGCTTGCGCTGGCTGCCCCAGTCTGGGTCCACGGCGATCAGCTCCGCCAGGGCGCGATAAGAGAGCTTGCGGGCACGGCCACCGGCCACGCCAGTTCGGTAATTCATGTAGCGCCGAAAGCCCCGCAGATAGATAACCTGAGCTTCAGGCGTGAGCCCCTGCAGGGCTTCGTCCTCTGCATCATTCCACTGCGATCGCATGCTAGCTTCTCAGCTTCGAAGGCGAGTCGGCTCGCTGATTGGGAAGATTCGCCAGCATTTTTTTATAGACATGCCTCAGGTACCGCTTTGCGTTAGCAGGATGTTGGCGGTCTCGGTCACTCATGCAGGCTTCCAGCATTTCTTCTGTGGGTTCCTCAGGAAAAACGCTGGTGTTTGTATGACCATCACAAAACACAAGCGGGCGAACAGTTCCCCTGCTCATGTCCGCTGCCGCTTCTGCTCCTGCCCTTGTCGCAAACGGGTAGACTTCTGGTTCCTTCATCCATTCAAGAACACTTGCCCAGGCCACCGGCTCTCCGCCCTCAGCGCGGGCGGCCTGCCACCTCCTCAAAGCCCCAACGGTCAACTGCGGATAACGATCCGGAAACCGCTCAACACAGAAATCCGGCCAGGTCGGTATAACCTCGTCGTCGCTCATGTTCTCGGCGTTCGCCACGATCAAAGCAGCTTCAATCCATTTCTCTAGTGGTGCGTTCATAACTCGCCTCCCATCCACCTGGTCAGTTACGCAACAGACTGTTGCTCGGTAGCCTCTGGAGACTCGCCGAAAATGTCCGGACGCATGGAGTAACGATCAATGTCACCGCCCTTTGCTTTCACAGCAGCTTCAATCTTTAGAACATGGCAATCGGGAATACGGACCCAACCATGCAGACTTGGCGGCCGGACCCCGCAGATTCTCGCTACTTCAGCCTTACTGCCCAAACAGTCCGCAATCTTCTCAACAATCTCTATAGCCATAGGATACCCCTTTGTTAGCAAATTGATCGTAGCCAAAGGCTATCACAGTGTCCAGAGGTCTGACTTACTTAATAATTAGTTAAAGGCTAACATCGCGCTCATGAAAGACGATTCGGAAAACGCCAGAGCCACCAGGCTTAAAGAAGCTGTCGAGAACGGCCCTCTCAATATGAATGAGATCGCTGAGAGGCTAGGTGTTGCCAGGACTTCAGTACTCAACTGGAAAAGGCGCGGCTCCATTAACCTCGATAATCTGAGGGGCATAGCCGAGCTGACCGGGTACAGATTCTGGTGGCTGGCTTTTGGCGAGGGTCCGAAGACCTATGCCGAAGCAGATGACTCTCCCTCACAGTCGATCCTCGCCGACACTGCCAAGGCGTCTCCGGAGCATGCCCGGTTAATAGAGTGCATTTCACATCTCACTGCAGCGCGTGTGTTGACTCCAGCGCTTGCAGAGGGCCTTACCCAGACACTCACGGCTATTGCCGATAACAAGAAATGAATGTTCTCGTTTAGGGAAGAACCAAAGCAACAAAGAGGGAAATATGACAACTGAAGTAGCTGTAATGAACAGATCTGCGATTTCTCTTGCCGCTGACAGTGCAGTTACTATCGGTGGGGATAAGGTCTACAACACCGTCAATAAACTGTTCATGCTATCCAAACACCACCCCGTGGGTGTAATGATCTATGGACTGGCAGACGTCAATGGAATCCCTTGGGAAACCCTTATAAAGATCTACAGAAAGAGGTTGGGCGAAAGAAGCTTCCCGACTCTGAAAGGGTACGCAGACGACTTTCTTGATTTTCTCATATCCGACGACTCCCCGATTTCAAAGCATCAAAAAGAGATTTTCTTTTTTTCTTGCGCTCAGAACATTTGCAATGAGCTATTGAAGGCAACTTCCCAAGCACTCGGCAATGAGGCAGTGGATTACACCGTCATCACGGACCGAGCTGCAGAAATAGCTGCTCAGATCATCAATGAAACTACCAGTGAAATTAAGAACTGCTGCACCGCCGAATCCATTAAGTTTGCCAGTGATATCAATGACAAATACAGCGATAAGTTTCACTCTATCGCAACCTCTACGCTAGAACTGATATACAACAAGCTTAAACCGGAAGTCGTCGAAACGTTGATTGACGGAATCTGCCACTATTTCTACTCTGATTACACGATCGGAGACACGTCCGGCATTGTGATCGCAGGTTTCGGTGACGAGGAACTTTTCCCGCAAATCACCACCTATCGGATTCAAGGCTTCTTTGATGAGACAGGAAAACTGTTCCGACAGGATAACCTGTCTGCTGATGAGGGAGACATCAAGTTTAAAGACCAGGTAATACCTTTCGCCATGGACGACATGATCCATACGTTCATGTCAGGGGTGGATCCACTGGTTAAGCAATTCCTACTCCAACGTGGGGGCACAGCTTTTCCCACAGTGATTGAGGAAAGCTGCAAACACCTTCAAAAAGCACTGGGCAAAGAAGTTCCGGATCACATAAAGCAAGAATTGATGAAAATCGCTAGTGAACAATACGACAGCATGTTCAACGATTTAGATGAGTACACCCGCTACAATCAGATACGTCCTGTTACGGAAATGCTACGCTCCCTACCAAAGGATGAACTGGCGGAAATGGCAGAGACGTTAGTGAGTCTGATAGCATTTCGTAAAAAGGTTACCAAGGACACGGAGTCGGTCGGAGGACCAATAGACGTAGCAGTAATCACCAAGGGCGATGGCTTCGTATGGATAAAGCGAAAACACTACTTTGACCCGAAACTAAACCAACATTTTTTGTCAAACTATAATAAATACTAAACCCCACGGAGGAGGTGCAGATGCAACAGGTACAGTTCGCTGACGCGAAAAGACTGGCGATATTGAAAGAAATTGCTCCTAACCAATTCGAGCGGGAGAAACGGAAGCTAGAGCTTCAGAGCTTCACCAAACAACCGCTAGGCACTTCCATGTGTGACAAACCAAAACAGAATAACGCTGTTTAACTAAAGCGAAACAGTGAATGAAGCCCCGCAGGCCAACGCCTCCGGGGCTTTTTTAATGCCCAAAATCACCTCCATCAACCCGCCTCACTCCTCCGAAATAACCCCCAAATAGTAAAAAATAACCGTCACGGTATTGACGATGATGTTAGCCATTGTCTACGATTAAGTCATATTGATAACGTCGTGGAATCTTATGGCTAACATTGCAGGCGCCGAATTCGAAATCCAAGACCCTCAGGGCACCCTCACACCGCGTCAGCGGGAAGTACTGGCCTGGGTAGCGGAAGGCAAGGAAAACGAATCCATCGGCATGATCCTTGGCATCACGCTGGGCACGGTGAAGTTCCACATGATCAGCCTTCTGCGCCACTTCGAAGCACCCAACCGTCAGCTGCTGATCAGCCGCGCCTGGAAGGCAGGCTTGATCAAAGCCAGGCAGCTCGCCATCGGCGCTCTGATCCTCGGCAACGCCTTGCCAGGTGTCAGCGATCAGCCTGCTACGGTTCGCACCCCTCGCGTTGCCCGGGTGCGAGTGACCAACCGTCGGGATGCCGACGACCACCCCATCGTTATGCCAACCAACCTTGATGATCTCCTCACCGGAGACAGGGAGGCCGCATGATCCCCGAGTACATCACCCTCGCCGAAGCCGCGAAAACGCTGAACCTTGGCCCACGCAAGATGATCCGCACGCTGAAGAGTCGCGGCATTCTGGATCACCAGCGCCTGCCCAACTGGCGCTACACGCAGCGCGGCCTGTTCAAGGTTGAAACCAAGGCGTTCAACCACCCTGTTCGCGGCTTGCAGCACAGCGCCAAAACACTGGTGAGCCCTGCCGGCCTGGAATTCCTGCGCAAAGAGTTCGCAGAGCAGATCGACATTCAGGAGGCCTCGTGAAGCAGATTTCCACGTTTTTCGCACTGATGGCTGAGTTCGGTACCGCCGAGATTCCGCTTGAGGACGTGTGCGAGAAGTTTTTTGGGCTGAAGCCTGACATGGCAAAGAAGCGAGCCGCTCGCCAGCAGCTGCCGGTTACGGCCTACCGGGGCGGTACACAGAAAAGCCCCTGGCTGGTCAGCGCTCAGGATCTGGCCAACTACATCGATGAACAACGCACCAAAGCCCGCCGGGAGTGGGACCAGGTCAACGCGGCCTGACACAAGGAGTCACGATGAAAACCATTGAGGAAATCGAGCTGCTGAGCTGGAAGGCGATCTGGCTGGCTGTGCAGAACGGCAAACACCGCCAGGTACAGAGAGCCATAGACGAACACGTCGAACGCTTCCCGACTTCAGAGCAGGACCTGGTGCGGCTGCGCACCATTCACATTGTTCGCGACACCCAGCGCCAACCCCATGAGGTTCAGAGCCGGATCCAGCGAGTGTCACGCACCATCCGAACGCTTCAGAACGGCAACTTCAACGCCAGCCGCCAGGAGGAACCCCATGCATCTTGATCTGCCGGAGAACACCCGCGTTATCGACTTGATCCGCTTCGCCAATGCCCAGGGCAAACGCCTGGTGTGGAAGCAGGAGGGATTCCGGTACCGAGCTCACCTTGAGGAAGCCGCCAATGATCACCGCCATGCTCATCGACCTTCTGTTACTCGTCTCCGCCCTCGCCTGCGTGTGGTGGATAGCCAGAAAAAGTGAGGACCACATCATGATCACGCTGAAAGCCAGCGCCAACGACATCGAGCGCGCACTGCATGAGCTCCACGAGCTTGCCAGCTCCGGTACCGGAAGCGACGCCCGCCACGCCGGCAACTTCCTGCTGGCTCTGTGGGATGGCGAGCTCAACCCTCTGAACGTGAGCGAGTTTCAGTACCTGGACCCCAACCGCATGCGACAGGCACTGCAGTTGTTCACGTTCCTAATGACCACCGGCACCAGCCTGAAGAAGTTCATGAGCAGCGAGGCGATCGACCAGGTGGCGGACAACCTCAGCACGCTGAATTGCCAGAGCTTTATCAGTAGGGATTACGGCAATGGCTCATCTGGAGCCATCCCCAGACCCGCAGCTCAAACGCTGCCCTGAAATCACCAATAACAGACGCAACAGGAGTATCACCATGAGTGCACCCGCACCCACGCATAGAGACACCGACGTTACCCAATTTTTTGAGGATCTGGATGGCGGCGTGTTCATCCAGAAGCTGGCCCGCGCACTCAGCGAGGTAGCCGGCGGCGTTGTCGACAACAACGACAAGGGCAGCATCGATATCAAGCTGAACCTGAAGCGGATCGGCCAGAGCTACCAGGTAAACATCGGCCACACCCTGAAGTACACCGTGCCCACCCTGCGCGGAAAGATCTCCGAGGAAGACACCACCGAAACGCCCATGCACGTGAACACGGGCGGACGGCTGAGCATCTTTCCGGAGAACCAGAACCAGCTGTTCACCCGCACCGGTGAGCCTGAAACCACTCCGAAGACTGAGGACTGAAAACATGGATAAGCAAGCACTGGAATATGCAATCGGCCACCTGACGGCATGCACCGCCGCCGACAAGGTTCTGGAACACACTGCCGACACAGCGATCGCCCTACCGGAGAGCGTGAAGGTTAAAGACCTTGAGCCTTACCTGCCCCTTCGCC